GGTCACCCTAACCGCGTAGAACGATACAATCAATATGAGATGATGGACGTTGATCCCGAAATCAACGCTTGTTTAGACATCTTATCTGAATTCTCAACTCAACAAAACGAGCACAACAAGACACCGTTTGATATCACATTCAACGAAGACCCTACACAAATTGAAGTTGAGCTAATCAGCAAGCAACTCAAGCAATGGTGTAAGCTAAACGAATTCGACACACGTATTTTCAAAATCTTCAGAAACACAATGAAGTACGGCGATCAAATCTTCGTTCGTGACCCTGAGACATTCAAGCTATACTGGATCGACATGACCAAAGTAGTCAAGGTCATTGTCAACGAAAGCGAGGGCAAAGAGCCTGAGCAATACGTCTTGCAAGATATCAACATCAACTTACAGAACCTAACAGTCGCACAAAAAACTACGACTGACTTAGGTATGAACCCTGCTATGGGCTTCGGCGGCACCGCAGGCGGCGTTGGTGGTCAAGGCTACACAACACCTCAAGGCAAACAAGCAAGCGGCGGCTCACGTTTTACACTCGGCATCAACGAGAACGCAATCGATGCTACACACGTTGTTCACCTATCACTAACAGAGGGCTTAGACCGCTACTGGCCATTCGGTCAATCAGTCTTAGAAAACATTTTCAAAGTCTACAAGCAAAAAGAATTGCTTGAAGACGCTATCCTAATCTATCGTGTTCAACGTGCGCCTGAGCGCCGCGTATTCAAAATCGACGTTGGTAATATGCCATCACACATGGCTATGGCATTCGTCAACCGCATCAAAGATGAGATTCATCAACGCAGAATTCCTACAGCACACGGCGGCGGCTCAACAGTAGATGCTACATACAACCCGCTATCAATGAACGAAGATTACTTCTTCCCAGTCAACAGTGAAGGTCGTGGTTCGACAGTAGAGATGCTACAAGGCGGTCAGAACTTAGGTGAGATTGATGACTTGAAGTACTTTAACAATAAGTTAGCACGTGGCTTACGTATTCCAAGTTCATATCTACCTACAGCACCAGACGAAGCAAAGACACCACTAAGTGATGGTCGTGTTGGTACTGCTATGATTGAAGAGTATCGCTTCAATCAATACTGCGAACGCTTACAGAACTATATTTCTCGCAAATTAAACGAAGAATTCAAACTGTTCTTGCGCTGGAGAGGCTTCAACGTAGATACCACCCTATTTGATTTGAAGTTCAACGCACCTCAAAACTTTGCTTCATATCGTCAAGCAGAGCTAGATACCGCACGTGTAAATACATTTCAAACAATGGCACAACTACCATACATGAGTACTCGTTTCTGTATGGAACGCTTCCTAGGCTTATCACAAGAAGAGATTAAAGAGAATCAGAAATTGTGGCATGAAGAGCGCACTGAGCCTGAAGATTCAGAAAGCTCAGCAAGCGGCAGCGATTTACGCAGTATCGGTATCTCTAGTGGTGATATTGAAGGCGATGAACAAGTCGCTGATGAAATTGAAAGCATGGATCAACAAGGCGGCCAAGAAGGCATGGAACAAATCGCACCAGTAGGCGGCCCAGAAGCAGGCGGTATGCCTCCACCAGCGCCACCGATGTAAACAGATAAATAATATATCATGTTGTTATTAGAGTTTTACCAAGGTCAAGTCCCAGAAGGCTATCAAGATATTGATAGCGATAAATCTGCGCCTAAGTGGAAAGAGGGTCGTAAAACTAAACTCACACTAGGTATGCTTAACAAAATGCGCAGAATGAAAGACGTTCAGACATTTGAAAGAGCAAATGACCTCAAAAAAATCAGACAACAATATAAGCCACCAGAACAAGCACCTGGCTTATAAATAGTACTTTAGAGACAAAAACGCTAAAAAATCGTCTTTTTAGCGTTCTTTTTTTGTCTATCGCTAAATAAATTACAAATGCCATTTAACCTACAGGAGAATAATAATGAGCGCACAAAAGTTTGAAAAACTCATTGATCTAATCATTAATGAAGACCAAGAAAAAGCAGAACAATTATTTCACGAGATCGTCGTTGAGAAGTCACGTGAAATCTATGAATCAATCATCGCTGAAGAAGACCTAGAAGAAGGTGAAGACCTAGAAGAAGGTGAAGACCTAGAAGAAGGCTTAGAAGAAGAGCAAGATAATTTAGAAACAGAAGAAATCGCTGAAGAATTCGGTGATGAAGAAGACGGCGAAGAAGACTTTGGTGGTGACGACGGCGACGAAGACTTCGGTGACGAAGCAGACCTAGAAGCCGGCGATGAAGAAGGCGAAGGTGACATTGAAGACCGCGTTATCGACCTAGAAGACAAGCTAGACCAGCTAATCGCTGATTTCGAAGCTGAAATGGGCGGCAGTGACGAAGGCGAAGATGAATTCGGCGGTGCTGACGAAGAAGGCGGCGAAGTAGCTGATTTCGGTGATGAAATTGCGGCAGGCGACGAAGGCGACGAAGTGATGGAAGCTGTTCAACTAAAGAAAGTTACAGTAACACATGGTGACAATGGTGCTCAACCAAAGAGCCCAACACTACAAAACCCAAAGCGCATTGAAACAGGCGGCAAGCCAGTAAAGTTTGACGGTGCTGAAACAGCTCCTACAGCTCCAAAGAAGCCATCAAACGCTTATTCAAAGGGCGAAAAGACTGATGACGCTGGTAACGTAAACAAAGTTGGCGGCAACGCAGGCAAACTAAAGCCAGCTACAAAGCCAACAACATCACAAGCTAGTGGCGTAAACAACAAGAGTGTAGTTGGCGAGTCAAAGACAGCCAAGCGCCGCATCTAAGGAACTTAGGCAAATGGCATTGTATCTAAGAGAAAATCTGACTTACAACAACGCTGGCATCATCGTTGAAAGTGAGCAGGGCGATCATGGAAAGTCCTTCTATATGAAGGGCATTTTCATCCAGGGCGGGGTAAAGAACGCAAATGAGCGTGTTTACCCTGTCTCGGAGATCGAACGTGCCGTTGAATCCTTAAACGAACAAATCAGAGATGGTAACTCCGTCCTCGGCGAAGTCGATCATCCTGATGACCTCAAAATCAATTTGGACCGTGTATCTCATACTATCGAAAGTATGTGGATGGATGGAACCAATGGTCTAGGTAAATTAAAAATTCTACCAACTCCTATGGGCGATGTTATCGCTAAGATGCTAGGTGCTGGTGTAAAACTCGGTGTCAGTTCACGAGGCAGCGGCAACGTTGACGAAATGACTGGCAAGGTCAGTGACTTTGAAATTGTCACTGTGGACATCGTAGCACAGCCAAGTGCGCCTAATGCTTACCCAAAAGCAATTTATGAAGGTCTAATGAACATGAAGAATGGTCATAAGATTATCGAAAATTTAAAAGGCGACCGTAACAGTGCGAGTGTTCAGCGATACTTGCAAGACGAAGTAGTTCGTCTTATCAAGGATCTAAAAATCAACAAGGGGAATTAAGCATGTTTGATGCTATCAAACCACTACTTGAAAGCGGCCTTGTAAATGGCGAAACTGCCCAAGCTATCAATGAAGCATGGGAAGCAAAGCTAAGTGAAGCCCGCGAACAAGTTCGTAGTGAACTCCGTGAAGAGTTTGCTAGAAAATACGAACATGACAAGAACGTTATGGTCGAAGCCCTTGACAAGATGGTAACAGAAGGCCTTCAAGCTGAAATCAATGAATTCCAGCAAGAGCGCCAAGCAATGAACGAAGACCGCGTAAAAGCACAAGTAAAGCTACGTGAAAACGCAAGCAAGTTCAATGAATTCATGGTTAGTAAGCTAGCCGAAGAAATCAAAGAACTACGTGCTGACCGTCAAATTCAACTCGAATCACGTGAGAAGCTAGAGCAATTCGTTGTTCAAGCCCTAGCTCGTGAAATCAAAGAGTTCGAAACTGACAAGCGTGCAGTTGTTGAAGCTAAAGTGAAATTAGTAGCTGAAGGCCAAAAACAACTAGAAGCTCTAAAAGCTAAGTTCATCAGTGAGAGTGCTAAGAAACTAAACACTGCTGTTACAGGTCAACTCAAAGGCGAAATCAGCCAGTTGAAAGAAGACATCAAGAGTGCTCGTCAGAGTGCCTTTGGTCAACGTCTATTTGAAGCGTTTGCTGCCGAATTCAGTGCTACTCACCTAAATGAGAAAGCTGAAACTCGCAAGCTAATGGCTCAACTAGAAGAAGCTCAAGTTCAACTAGCAGAAAGTAAAAAACAAATCGATTCTACTAAGCAATTAGTTGAGTCAAAGGAACGTGAAGTTCGCATCATCAAAGAGTCAAATCTACGTGAAAAAGCAATGGCAGAATTGCTAGGCACCCTAAACGAAGAGAAAGCTCAAGTAATGAAGAACTTACTAGAAAGCGTACAGACACCAAAGCTAAAGTCCGCTTTCGATAAGTATCTACCAGCAGTACTAAACACTGTTGTTGAGACAAAGCCTGCTGCAAAGAAGGCAATGATCAGCGAGAGTATTGAAGTAACTGGTGATAAATCTGCCGTTAAGACTGAAGTTGAAGGAGATGATAATCTCGTAGACTTCAAACGCTTGGCAGGGCTTTAAAAATCGACATATCTACAGGAGAAACATAAAATGTCAAAAGTACTATTAGAGAGCCGTTGGGGTGAAACCAAAGAAGCCCTCCTAGAAGGTCTCAAGGGCACAAAACGCTCAACAATGGGTGTTATCTTAGAAAACACCAAAAAGCAACTACTAGCTGAATCTTCAGCCGGTACAACAACTGCTGGTAACATTGCTACACTAAACCGTGTAATTCTACCAGTTATCCGTCGTGTAATGCCAACCGTTATCGCTAACGAATTGGTAGGCGTACAGCCAATGACAGGTCCAGTAGCTCAGATTCACACACTACGTGTACGTTATGCTAACAGCATGACTGACTCTTCAGCTGCAGCAACTTCAACAACAGCTGGCGAAGAAGCACTATCACCATTCAAGATCGCTCAAGCGTATTCTGCTGGTACAGGCGCTACTCAAACTGCTTACACAGCCGCAAACACAGCCGCCCTAGAAGGCGCCGGTGGCCGTCAGATCAGTGTCCAGATCCTACGTCAAGCCGTAGAAGCTAAGTCACGTAAGCTACAAGCTCGTTGGACATTCGAGGCCGCTCAAGACGCACAAGCACAACATGGTATCGACGTTGAAGCCGAAATCATGGCTGCTCTAGCTCAAGAGATCACTGCTGAAATCGACCAAGAGATTCTATTGAGTCTACGTAGTCTAGCCGCTACAGAATTCACTTACAACCAAGCTACCGTTAGTGGTACAGCTACATTCGTAGGTGACGAACACGCCGCTCTAGCTGTTCTAATCAACCGTACAGCTAACCTAATCGCTCAACGCACTCGTCGTGGCGCAGGTAACTGGGCTGTTGTTTCTTCTGAAGCTCTAACTGTTCTACAGTCAGCTACAACATCTGCTTTCGCACGTACTACAGAAGGTACATTCGAAGCTCCAACAAACACTAAGTTCGTTGGTACACTAAACAACGCAATGCGTGTTTTCGTTGACTCATATGCTCCAACAGGTACACCAGTACTAGTTGGCTACAAGGGTTCTTCAGAAACTGACGCTGCAGCGTTCTACTGCCCATACGTTCCATTGATGAGCAGTGGTGTTGTTCTAGATCCAGCAACATTCGAACCAGTCGTATCATTTATGACGCGGTACGGATATGTCGAGCTCACAAATACTGCCTCTTCGTTCGGAAATGCGGCAGATTACTTGGGTGAAGTTGCAATCCAGAACGTTACGTTCCAATAATCAACCCAGGGATGGGAAGACCCGAGAGAGAAATCTCTCAAACAAAAAAGAGGCCTTCGGGCCTCTTTTTCATTTATTATGTTTACATTTATCGCCGTGCCATCTACTATACATACCTGAGCTAACAATCTTATCGCAGTATGTGCATTGTTTCTTTATCTGTGATGGATGTTTACCAGTAGCAAGCATTGCGTTATTAGCAGCAGGTCCCAACAAGTTATGTATGCCAGCATCAATCATTCGTTTATTGTGTTCTGGGCCTAACCAGTTATGAGTTCCTTCTTCTATTCTTTTGGTATTAGTTAGACCACCAATAGCTGTCCCGTCTTCTCGTGTGCGCCATGGGTGTGTGCCTTCTCTGCTCCATTGTTTGGCTGGATTGTTCTCTCCTAGATTGATGTGAGTGCCTCGCTTCATCGCCAACTTAGCATTACGACCATCTTTATTGGGATGATGCTCTAAAAATGCGGCAAGTGCTTCGGGGTCTCGATTCATCCAGTGTTTGTCTCCCCTTACGATTTTATCAGGGTCTCGACGGGTCCAATGATTGTCGCCGCTAAGAGTGGCTGCTATCTCTGGGTTCTTCATCGGATTATCTTCACTAGTCCAGCCGACAGAATCAATGGCGACATTCATGCAGTTTGGCTTACCAACATTCTCACTGAGATAACGCTGTTCGAGTTCAATAAGTGAATCTGTATCTTCTGCGTACTCCAGTATCTCCCGAGTAACATCAGTACGATTTTTTATAGAACGAGGCCAGTTGCCAGAACCAATATACCCATCATTGATATTGGACGTACTGTGTCTCCCGACATAGTATTTGCCGTTCTTGTGAGTCGTCTTGTAGATGAAATGAATCATATCACTATTATAGCACACTTCTAACACGAAGTCAACTGCCTGTCAAGCGAAATGGCCCACCGCCCGCCATTCAATATATCCATTTTAGATAAATACTACATAAAGATAAGAACTCACTATGGCAACACGAGCACCAACGATTTCAGATGAACCATTAGCAACGCAACGTACATCAACTACGGCAACGACTGCTCGTGGCGCTGTGGCTGTAGACGCAGGCACAGTCACGCAAACAGTATCAAGACGCTCTGTTACTCTTGCCCCTACTACGATTCCTACATCAGCGATTCAAGCAGACCCGCTACTACCAGCACAACAAGCAGAGATTGCAGCACAAACAGGCGCACCAGCAATCAACCCGCAAAACATCGCACCTATCTCTGAGATTACCGGCGCTAGTGTTACCTTTATTCAACCTGTTACGATTCAAGAAATCGTAAACAAACCAGGCGGCACAACTACAGGTGAAATTCAATATCTTGTTGGTAACTCTTTTGTTGCTGACCCTGACTTCAAGTATGACTCACCAAGCGACACGCTATTAGTCAACGGCTCTATCAGAGCAAACAACTTAACAACATTCGGCAAAGTAAACTTAGGTTACATCAGCAACATTGCTATCACAGGCGGTACTGCTAATCAAATCATTTCTCTCAACGCTGATGGCACACTCAAGTGGATCAATCAATCACCACCACTAACATACAGCAATAGCAACGTAGCAAGTTATCTAACTTCAACATTCGCAAGTTATCTAAACAACTACGTACCTGCGTATCACGGCAATCTAACAGTCAACAAGATTGCGGCTAACTCTATCACAGTAACGTCTGCTAATTTACACGTTACCGGCGGTGCTAATGGTCAGACACTACAAACAGACGGCGCGGGTAATCTAAGATTTGTAACACCTTCATCATACGGCAACGGCGATGTGTACGCTTACATGCGCACGTATCTACCTACAAACGCAGTAGATGTATCAGGTGCAAACATTGTAGCGTCTACAAGCCTACGAACAACAGAACTAATCGCTACAGGTCAAGTAAATTTAGGAAACGTTGCTAACGTTCACATTAACGGCGGCGCTTCTAATCAAGTTCTAGCAACAGATGGTAGCGGCAATTTATCTTGGGTATCACAAGATAAGTTACGTAACGAACTAGCAGGCTCTAACACTCAAATTCAATTTAATGATGATAACGTTCACGGTGCCTCTGCTAATCTAACATTCGACAAAGCAACAAATACATTTACAACAGATAACGTTGTTGCTAATAACATCACATTGGGTAATGCTACTGAGTCAGTCAGAAACGAATTCTGGTTCAAGGCAGTTACTCATTCAACAGCTAACTCAATCATTCTAGTAATGCCAGCCGCAAACGTAGCAGGTCTCGATGTAACAATCGTAGCTACTGAGGGCACACGTGCTAGAAAGATTAGTAAGATATTGGTTGCTACATTGGGTAGCGTGACCAACCACTCCGAATACTCTACAAGGTATGTCGGTCCCAACCCCGGTGACTTCGATGTGAATCAGATCGGCCAAAACATTGCCCTCAGTGTTAAGCCGACCACAGCCAACACCGTAGTTTACAACATGATCGTAACAACATATAAAGATTGAAAGGTATAATAAATCATGGCACAAACAGCATTTAATGTCGTCGGTGGTCTATCAGTCGGTAGCTCACAAATCCAAGTAATCGACGCAAACGGTAACCTAGTTCTAACGAACTCTAGTAACGTTAACTTGGGCAACGTAGCAAACGTACATATTGCTGGCGGTACAGCAGGTCAACACTTGAGAACCGACGGCAATGGTACACTAAGCTGGGAAACAGTATCAACAAGTGGTCTCTCAAACGGCACTACTCAAGTTAATATTGACGACAGCGCAGACATTCGTTTCTCTGTTGGTGGCAACGCTAACACGGCAGTATTCAACGCCAACGGTAACATCACTCTACAGAGTGGCGCGGCCCTAAAGTTTGGCAACACATCTACGATGATTCAGAACAGTGGCAACGATATCGTTATCACCCTCAACAGTAGTAACACTCTAAGTGGCTTACAACTATCTGGCACAGGTCGTATCAAGGGCACTAACGGTCAAGTTATTGCTATTGCTGGCACAGACACATTCAACATTGCTCAAAAACTAACTGTTGGTTCTGTTACTGCTAACACAGGCATCAAACTAATCTCTAACGCTTCTTCAAGTAACGGCGTTACAATTTTCCCAGGCACAAGTTCTAACTACAACTTAGTACTACCAGCAACAACAGGTGCTAATGGCCAAACTCTAATCACTGACGGCAGTGGTCAACTATCATTCTCTGATATTGTTAAAGGCGCTAACACACAAGTTCAGTTCAATGACAGTGGCTACCTAGGTGCTGTTGCAGAGTTCACATTCAACAAAGCAACAAACACACTAGCAACTACTAACCTAACACTAAGTGGCAACGCTACAGTTGGCGGCACACTAGGCGTAACAGGCAACGTAAGTGTTGCTAACGTTGCGGCAAGTGGTGCTCTAGCAGTCACAGGCAACACTACAGTCACAAACATCTCAGCTAGTGGCAACAGTGCTGTTACAGGCAACGCTACAGTCACTGGTACTCTAGGCGTAACTGGCAACGCAAGTGTTGGCAACATCGCCGCTTCAGGTGCCGCATCTGTTGGTGGTAACGCTACAGTTACAGGCACACTAGGCGTAACAGGCAACACCACAGTAACAAACATTGCCGCAAGTGGCAACGCTACAGTAACTGGCAACGTTGGCGTCAGTGGCGAACTATCAGTAACTGGCGACACTACAGTTGCTTATCTACAAGCATCTGATGGCATCACAGTAACAGCAAGTGGCATCACAGTAACTGGCAACTCAAGTGTAACAGGCTCATTCCTAGTAACAGGCAACGCTGCCGCTACTGGCACACTAAGTGCTACAGGTAATCTATCTACAAGTGCTAACCTATCAGTAACTAACAACGCTAACATCGGCGGTACAGCTAACGTAGTTGGCGCAGCCGCATTCGGCAGTACAGTTGATATCACAGGCAACACCTCTATCACTGGTAACCTAGTAGTTCAACAGAAAGCAAGTATCTCTGGTGATCTAGAAATCAGTGGTAACATTATCGTTAGTGGTAACACTTCATATCAGAACGTAACAACAACAGCAACAGAAGACCCATTCATTATGCTTGGCGCTAACAACGCCGCAAACTTGGTCGAACTAGGCTTGTATGGTGTTTACAGTAACACAAACTACACTGGCTGGGCTCGTGACCATAACGATGGCATCTGGAAGTTGTTCAACACAACAGTAGCTCCTACTAACACAGTTGACTGGGCTAACGTAACATA